GTTTACTCAATTACAAGTGGTGCAGTACCAAGTGGAACTACTTTAAACGCTTCTACTGGTGTTATTAGTGGAACGCTTGGCACAGTAAGTTCATCAACGACATATAGCTTTACTGTAACTGCTACAGACAATGCTGGTAATACTTCATCTAGAGCATTTAGTATAACTGTAAATCCAAGAATTGAGTCTGGAGCAGGCGCTGGTTATGTTACTGGATTATCAGATGCTACTAATGCTAACGTTTTGACTACTATGTCAAATACTAATTATTTGTATAATGCTACTAATGCTGGCGGTTGTGATGGTAATTGGTTAGACTTTAATAAATCTAGTGGAACATTTGCAATGCACACTGGCCACGATTCTTCTTGGTGGCCAACTGTAGGTGCTGTGCAAATAGCATCTGGTACTCCTAAAGTTGTTAATAGATTTAGATGGTATAGACATGGTAACTCATGCGGTAACGTAGATTTTTATGGTAGTAATCAAGCAATTACTGGAAGCAATTTCACCGACATATCATTATACACACATTTAGGACGTGGTAACGTTGGTGGGTATAATGGTGCTTCAGAAAGCAGTTTAGTCAGCCTATCGTTTAATCCAAACGGATATGGATATAGATGGTATATGATTAGAATTATGGATAACCAAGGTAGTGCTGTAGACTATCCATCATACGGATCACGTGGTGGTTGGGCTGATTACGGAGCTACATGGGATAAAGTTTAATACTTCTAATCTCAAACTATATAAATAGCTCTATAGAAATAAAC